GTCCTCGATGGACGACTGCAGCAGTTGGAAGAACCGAAACCACGCCCGCGTGGCCAGCGCGCCCTGATCCACCACGGGGTCGCGCTGAGACGGTACGCGCGGCGCCAAATCCACGTTATGCGCTCGTCGGGGTCGCGGACAGTTCCGCACCCATGATGGCAATCTTCACCGGGTCACTGCCGCTGATTTCGTACACCCGATCCCGCAGCTTGGTGGTCATGCCCAGCCGGCGCCAGATGACGCGCTTGCCGTACTCACCGACCTTGCCCATGCCGGCCCAGTGCTCATTGCTCCAGGTGTGGCCGCCGTCGTCGGACCAGCGCAGCATGACCTGCGGGTTCGCGCCGTCAGTCAGCGAGATGAGCGACGTCACCAGTGGATCGCCGGATTCCGTGGTCAGGTTGACGCTGCTCTCGGTCAGCAGGAAGAACGTGCTTACCGTGCCGGCGCCAACGCCAGACTCGCAGTCCAGTTGCAGCGCGTGGTGCGCCGTGCGCTTCAGCGTGTTCTGCCCCGTCGGCAGCGCGCGCCACGACCGCAACCAGCGCTGAGCCTGGCCGTTGTCGTTGTACGTGTCTTGACTGAAGGCGTAGATGAACCCCGTCTCCCAGTCGCCCACCAGCACCTGGCCGTTGAAGTTGGCCTGGCAGTTGCTGCGGTGCCGGCGGTACTGCACGCCATCCCAGTAGGCCCGCTCATGCCACAGGCCGGTGGAAACGTCGAACACCCACGTAGCCTGCGCAGTCGGAAACACCAGCACGTAGAACGAGTGCCCGTCCTGCTGGTACGAGTAGCCGATGGCGTCGTTCAGCACCGCGTACTGCTGAATCTGCCACTCCACAGCGTGCGTGCTGATGCGCTGGCCGTTGTAGCCTTGGTTGCGGTACACGATGCCGTTGCCGCGAGCGTCAGAGCCAAGCCAGAACACGCTGTTGTCCAGCTTGGCAACGCTGTACGGCGCAAGGCAGCCGGTTTCCATGAACGCGCCCTCAATGCGCGCCAGCGGGAAGTCGGCTAGGCCAGCGTTGTACCAGACCTCAATCGTGTTGTTGCCAAACAGCCAGACTTCGCGGTGATCCACGATCAGCGACACGATGTCGTCGGGGTTGCCCTCAGCGCTGGCAAAGTCCAGCGGGTCCACCGACAGTCCGTCCAGCAGCGAGGTCACCCACACACGCTGACTGTTGGGCTCGTTGAACACGAAGTAGCTGTCCAGATACCCCACGCTCACCGCGCCCGGAAAATCTGGGTCGGTGACCTGCGCAAACACGCCCGTGTTGGCGTTGTAGATGAACGCATCGGGGTTGCACGCCACGAACAGTTGCACGCCGTTGTCGGCCATGCTCACCGGCCCGCTGCCGTTGATCAGCCCCAGTTCCGTGATGGCATAGTTGCCGTCCACGCGGTACAGCTTGCCGCCAGAGGCGACGTACAGGAAGTCGCCGAATTTCCACATGCCCCGGATCGGGCCGGTGCCGACACTGGTGACAAGCTCCAGCCCCGGGCACCGCTGCAAGAATGCGGACTCTTTGCCACCCTCGGGCACCACCTCAGGGAACAGGTTGACGCACCTGTTCGCCGCAGCATTGACGCTGCGGGCGACGTAGGCGGCTCCGAGGATGGGGGTTTTCATAACAGACGCAATGCTGCGGTTTGAGGCTATTCGTAAATGATGTTCACAGAACCTGCGTCAAAAGTGTCCGTGCCATTGACAGTGGTTACGCGAACGCTGTCAACCGCAGCGGCTGCAGCTATAGAGCCCGAAGACATGTGCGTGAACTGCCTTCCAGAATCCGCAAGCATCCCGCTCCCCACCCAAGTGTTTCCTGAGATTTGGCAAAGAGTGAAAACACCACCCAATATGCTTGTTGCCGCGATATTGCCGTTGGAAAAAACAAACCCGGAAGATGCGTTTACAGACCCCGCACCAGCGCCCGAGATTGAATTACCTATTGCGGCGTAGCCTGAACTGACAAAACCCGACGAAGTGCCCACCTGTATTTGTAGGCTTGAGGTTCCGTTGGTGCTTACGCCACTAAGGATAACGGTGATGCGCTTGGCCCACGAAGGAATGCCTGTAAAATCAACCGATGTTCCGCTGGTGCTTGCTTTTGCGGTATCCCTTACAAGCGATTCAGCACGCAAACCTGCGGGCGTTATTGCGCGCACAGCATCGGTACCTGTGCGAATTTCTGCGGCGGTAGCCAATTCCACGACGCCTGTTGCGGAATCGGTGGCGCTTTGCTTCAGGGCGTTGAAAGCATCTGCCGCAACGGACTCTCCTGTTCCTCCGTTGGCCACGGGCAAAACGCCCGTCACCCCCGTGGTAAGCGGCAGCCCGGTGGCATTGGTCAGCACCAGCGTTGCTGGCGTGCCAAGATTGCTTAACAGAACCTGCTTGGTAACTTGCTTCGTTACCCCGCCTTCGACAACAGGAAAAGATGCAGCGGCGTCAACGCTGGCGGCAACCGGCAGTTCGGAGATCTTTACGTTTGCCATCAGAAATTCCCGACGTAGATATTGAACCGTTGGTTGCGCCGGCCCACGATGCTGTACGGCATGGCAAGCAGGTCGTCAGGGTTGTTGATGCGCTTGATGTTGCGCTTCGAGGTCATGGCGATGCGCTGCACTTGCGGCGGCGGCTCGACGCCGAACTCGTTGGCGATCTCCATTGCCAGGTTGTACTTGAAGCACCGCAGGTAGCCCGGCGGGAACGCCAGCACCGTGTTCAGCATCGCCGGCTGCGTCAGTTCTTCGACGCTGACGATGTGAAATTCCAGCGACTTCGTGGGCACCGGGTACACCGTCATCTCGATGTCCGGGAACGTCATGTTCACCCACATCATCTGCGGGTAGGTAGACGTCACGGTCTTCAGCGCGATACCGTTGTACTGCTTCTGGTTGATCAGCTGCAGGCCAAACGACACGCCCGTGGCCGGGTCGCGGAAGTACGTGCTGTCGTCAATCAGCACCGGGCGGTTGCCGACGAAGTTGCCGCTCGGCCCCAGCGTGCGCGTAGCCGTGTTTGCCGGCCACGTGAAGACCTGATCCTGCGTCGAGAACACCGCAAGGCGCTCAATCGACCAGGAGTCGATCATCTGGTTCAGGGCCGCCAGTGCGTCCTGAGATGTTTCGGCCGACGGGGTTTCGCCCTCGGCCAGTTGACCAATCAGCCTGAGTGCTGCATTGATCTGGTCACCCGCTGTGGTGCTCATTGGCGAACTCCCTGCGACGTCGGCCGCGAGAAGCCAGCGTGTTTACTGCGGGCTCCGGGTCATCGTCGGACGATTCCTGTCCCGGAGTATACCGCTCCCACCCGTTCTGTTCGTCGTATTCTGCTTCCAGATCCAACGTGGCAATCTTGTGCCCGTGGCGCGGGTGCTTGAGGTAGATCATGGGCATAGGTCGCCTCCGGGTTGCTGGCGCAAGTACATGTGAAAGTTGCCCGAATACGACTTGTCCGCGCTGTGGTGGTCAAGCTGCAGGTCCGGCACCAGCCAGGCTTCCTCGCCCATTTCTTCCCAGCGCCGGCAGAAAGCGTAGTCCTCACCCCACCACAAGCCCTTGTGCGCGCCGTGGTTGAACAGGTCTACGCTCAGGCGGTACTTTTCGCCGTAGCACAGTTCCGGGTAGGCGGTCATAAAACGGTCCACAGCGGCCGCAGTGACCTTGAGGAAGCCTGCAGGTAGCAGACGCGCTTTGATCGCGCCATCGGCCCGTACAACGGGCGTGCCGGCAGGCGTGCTGTGGATGGTGCCCATGTAGGACACCTCGTCGGCTTTGAACCGGTAGGTGCCGCCGACGACATCGCCCTCAGTGTTGATGAGGGTGAGCAGATCGGCTGGACGCCAAGACAGGTCGTGGTCGATAAACACGATCACGTCCGCCTTGGCGTCCAGCGCTTTGCGCAGCATGGTTGCCCGCGCCGCGCTGATGTATGGGTTGCCCACTTCGTTGACCATACCCTCGTCCCAGTCGGCGGCTTTGATGAGGGGGATAGACGCCTCCAGACTGTTCAAACACTGCTGGTACGGGCGTTTGATGGTCGGAACGCAGAAGACAACCTTGGGCATGGGTCAGTGCCGGCTTACGCCGCGCCCTTCCACAAACCCAGCCCGGTCAGCGTAGCCGCAACCTCGGCGTTGAACGCCGCTTGGTTGCTGACGACGCTGGCCCACGAGGTGGCCGACACCACCGACGCGGCTTGGATGGCGGCAGCGCGCTGAGTGGCCGGCGTCTTGCCGTAGAACCCCAGCGTGCCAGTCGCCGAAGACTGCACGGCCACAGGCTGACCGGCGCGACCGACGTTCAGAGTTTCGGCGGTGTTGCCATCGCCGATCTGTTCGCCGTCACCGATCTTCGGAGCTTCGAAAGTTGCTGCAGACATGATGATCCTCTCTGCCGCTTACGCGGCACCTTTCCACAGGCCAAGGCCGGTGAGGGTGGCATTCACCTCGGCGGCCCACGCCGCAAGGTTGCTGCCGACAGTGATATACGACGAGGCGCTGACGACCGAAGCC